AGATAAAACTTTTTCTATATATAGTGCTCCAGCCTCACTAATTTCGTTGAGTATAGTCGTTTTACTCTTCTCTAAAGCTGTTTCTATAAAAAATGTTCCTCTATATCCTAATGTAGCAATACTTCTTCTAATAAGAAATACTAATGATTTCCTTTTTATAAATCTTCCACCTTGTCCTCTAACAATTTGTGAAAAACCGGCTTTCCTAACAACCCAGCGGTCTATTGGTTTTACCGGCGGATATCTTCCGGGTCTTCGTCCGTAGTTAACCCAGTACCAATAATCCGCATCTCCAAAGTCTATAATAAGAGTTGGTACTTCTTCATCGAAATCATTTTCCCAGTATACATTTACACTCTTATATAAATTACCCGAAGCAATCGGCGGTGAAGTACCCCTTTTAGAAATTGAACCGTCATAAGATTTACTCCTGCGAGGAACTTTCAATTCTTGTTGAATACTTTTTTTTATAGTTGAAGCAATCTGTAATAAAATTTGTTCTTCCATATTATAGTGGTGTTGCGCTTGGCGTTATAGACGGTGTTGGAGTTGGAGTTTCACTAGCTGTTGGTGATGGATAGAAATCACACGCATTGATATCCTCGAAGACTATTAGATTAACATCCAATACAACACCGCCTACGTGGTCATTAAACCTCTCAAAGAAGGGGGTTGCGCTTTGAGGTAAATCACAATCTAAATCCGGAAATAAAAAACCTCTCTTAATCTCAGACAAGAATCTTCTTGCTTCTAGACTCATATCACTAACAACGTCGGCTTCGTTAGTCAAATCTGTATTTACGATATCCGCAAATATAAGTTGAAGTGAATAGGTGGTGATATTCTCGTCATAGGAGATTAATTGAGGAGTTACAAATAAGAAAGGATAGTTGGTTGTTGTTCCACTATCATTCATAAAATAAACAATATCACCATAACCGAAATCTCTCATTCGAGCCGACTGTTGTTGATACTGTTTTATTAAATCTAATATTCTATGGAAAGTTATATATTCGTTCATTTAATACTCCTTTTTAGTTTTTCATTTTCCTTTTTTTGTTCCTCGATTCTATCTTTCATTAATGATGCGACATTCAGACATAAATAAAGCGGTTGTCTTTCCACTTCAACCATCTTTGTTATTTCTTTATTTGCGAGCTCATAAGTGAGCGTAAAATAGAATCGAGCCGCAGCCATCGCTGGACTTTCTTTGGTACTATCTTCATCCCCTTCGTTATCGACTTCATAAGCTTCGTCTGAGGTCTCAAAGAAGCCTCCATATCTTTGATATACGTGTTTACGATTAGAAAAAAAAAAGTGGCACAGCCGAACCAAATAGAAATTGGTAAAGTTAAAAATTCACTAGCTCTTTCCTCAACGTCTTCACTATCATAAGGTTCTAATATATAAAGATTTTTTTTCTTCTCTTTTATTGGTCTATATAATATAGCAAGTAACCTATGTATGTTCTCTGTTGGATTTTGTGAGTATACGTCTAAATCAATCCAAGCGCCCCAGTTCAATTTACTAAAGTCCGTTTCTAAAGCGTACTCCTTATTTTTATGAGTAATATGAATTGCTAAAGACTCATCGATTTCTCTATTCATAAGAGCTCCAATAATCTCATCAACTCTTTTTATTTCGGGTAAAGGTAACTTTTTCATTTCCTTTAAGGGTATACCCGTAAACATAGCTAAAACTTTAGCCGGTGTATTTACATAAATGTTTTTATTTTTTTCGTATTCTTGATATTGAGATACTGTTACATATTCGGGTATGTCAACTTTATATTCTCCAACCTCTAATTTAATCATACAATAGTTATTTTTCCTGTTTTTTTATTTAGTTCACTTTCAAGTACGTAACGTATAGCATCAATACTGTGATTGAATTTATCTTCGGGCGCGTCTAATAGAATACCGTTTTTATCTTGCTTCCATTTATACGAACCAAACTCAAATAAAATATTAGACGAATCCTCCGTTATAAAAATATGATGTCTTCTAATTAAATCTATACCGTGTAAAATACTTTTTTTATTTACCGGCTTAGCGTTATATCTATTTCGACGTAATTCTTCTATGTTAGCGGGGTTAGCTGAATCACACCATATAGTATCCGTTTTATCGATATTAAAATTATGTTCTAATTTATAAATTACGTCCGTCATAGTTAAACCTCGAGTATATAATAGTTCTTTAAAATAAAGAATATCACCATCAATATATACCTCAACTAGTACTGTCGGGTCATTATAACCGAAGTCAAATCCTCGTCCTAAAAATTTAGCTTCATTAGGTATATGTTGAATTGTACTAAATCTATTGAAGACTAAAGTTGTCGGTATACCTTTTTCCCCTAATGAGTAAATTCTATAAAGGTTCTCGTCTTTTTCTTTTAAGGACTCTAATTCGGCTATGATATTTTTATCAACGAAGGGGTTATCTCTCCACGTCGTTTTAAAATAATAACAATCCGGTCTTTCTTCTAATTCATAAACCCAGCATGATAACTCAGACGGGTTTAAGTCTAATATTACTTTATCTGTTGTTCTAAAAATTAATTGATTCCAATCTTCTATCGATAACTCATTAGCTTCATTACAATAGAGGTAATCTCTTTTAGAACCCCTTAGTTTTTGAGGTTCGTCAACTGAGAACCAATTTATCGTGTTAGTACCTAATTCGTAATACCCTTCTTGTTTATGAAATTTAGCGGGGTCGTATAGACCGAATAATTCTAAAATTTCAACTAAGTCTTTTAATACCGAATTTTTTAAAGATGGAAGCGTTTTACGAACTATAGATAAAGTTTTATTCTGTTCGTTCAATAATCTATAAATCCAATAAATTAATATATTATATGTTTTACCACTACGAGAACCCCCCTGCGCAACAACTATACGCTTAGAAATTTCGTCACTCTCTAATAATTTCTCAAATACAATCGTAGTTTGTACTTTCATTTAATACCCTCGTTTTTTAGCTTTAGTCTTTAGATAGAATTGAATTGCTTGTAGGTCACCCTCGTTGATTAATTGTAATAATCTATTCTCTACAAAATCAACCGCTAACTCTTCAACTCTAATGACCTCTTTTTTAAATTCTAAGTTATTCAACCAACCGTCATATTCTTTACGAGTAACTCCGCTTCGTTCTAACGCTAAGCTTAGAATACCTAACTGTTCCTCGAAATTACCTAAAAATTCTATTTGTCTTTTAGTGAGTTCCATATTTCGTCTTTTATAAATTTTATTATTTTAGTATCATCTCCTTCGTTAGTAAAAATAATACAATCCTTATTATTTTTTATAATGTTCTCTATTTTAGTCTTCTTAGATTTTAGAAATTTATTTGATTGAGTGTCACCTCTTTCTTTATGTCGAGATTCTAAAATTTCTTCATCCGCTTTTATTATTATTTTTACGAAGTTAAAATCTCTATCGAATAAGGACTGATTAAAAAGACGGTCACCCTCAAAGATTACAATACCCCCCTCGCACCAATTTAAAAACTTTATAAAAAACGGTTGAACCGCCATACTAAGTTTGTCCGTACCCTCAAATGTTGAACCGTCAAATACTCCAATAAAATATACCTTTTTTTCTTTATCGTAAACTCCTTTTACTTGACCGTATGAGAAGGGGGTTAGATTAAAGAACTCTCTAAGCTTTTTTATTATAGTAGTTTTACCAGTTGCTGGTTCTCCTCCTAATCCAATTACTTTATCAATCATATTCGACTCCGGTTAATCCTTTAGTTGTCCATAACTTTTTACGTTCCTTTCTAATACCATTCCAACCCCCTAACTCACCTAATAATTGTTCTCCGTATACTTGTTTACGAATATCATATATTTCAGCCCATAACTCTTTTTTCTCAGGCCAAGTTTGTTCGTACTTTATTAGATATTCTAATTGACGGTCGTGATGATAACCCCCGTATCTATTATTCTTAAATAAATTTCTAAATGAACATAACTTAGTAATGAATAAAGAGGTATCTAATTCTGTATTATACGTCTTATTTATAACGCTTTGTATCTCTAATACTTTTTCTTTTAATTTAGGTTCCCAGATACCTAATTCGGTTTTACTTAAATCTTTAGAATCAAACCTATCAGCCAGCTCGTCTAAGTACATTATATTAAAAACCGCTGACGTTAGATTCGCACAATGTTCCCAGTCAAATACATCACTAGCCTTTATATTGATATCGAACGTATCAGGGTTATCAAATATCTGTAGAATTTCTAAAAATAAGTCCTCACTAAATCGACCGAAATTTTTACAGTTCTTATTTATCTCTTTT